CTGAAATAACTGGTTATTCTGAGTCTCACATTTCCAATGTTAAAGCTGGTCGCCGTCGGATCAATTCTGATATTGCTAACGCAATGTATTCAATTTCTCGTCGTCGTCAGCGCCAGGAAGAGAGAGCCACTTGGTATCCTTATGCTTAATTTAGTATAGATTTTTCTAATGGTTAGATAGGGCTAAAAAGCCCTATCACCATTAAAAATAGAAAACAACATGAATAAAGAAGATATTTTAAATAAAACTAACCTAGCTTGGGTAGTCATTGTTTTAGTAGGTGTAATTATACTCTGGAATATGGGTATATTAAGTTTTCCTAACAACAGAGAAATAAGTGAGCAAGATGCTATTATAGATCAAAACACTACTAGAATAGATAGTTTAAGAGGAGTAATAACTGGTTTAGAAGTAAATCAATTAAAATATGATGCCACAATATCTAGTCTAAAAGACTCATTGGTAGTGTTAAACACTCAAATAGATAATAATGAAACAAAAATAAAAGATTTAAAGAAAAAATATAATGAAAAAGTTAATAGTATTTCTAGTTATTCTTCTAATCAGCTCGAAGACTTTCTCACAGACCGATACAAGTAAGGATAGTTTAATTTGCTTACCTAAATCATTAGTAACTAAAACTGTTCAAGACCTAACTAAATGTGATGGTGAAAGGCAGGAAATGATTATTTTAAAGGAAAACATCCAATTAAAAGATAGTTACATCCAGAAACAAGACAGCATCAGTAAAGAACAAGATAAGAAAATAGCTGATTATAAAACAGCTATGTTGGCTTACTCTCAAATAGATACTGCTCATGTTAATATAGTTAATGCTACAAATGAAAAAGCCAACGTTTACAGAAAAGAACGTAACTGGTATAGAATAGCAGCAGTAATTTTACTTGTAGTAACTTTAGTAAAATAAATTTGGCTTTCAGGATTTTTTAACTTATATTTAAGTATAAAGAAAATAAGGTTATGACAGTATTTATCATTGTGTTATTAGTGGCTATGATGCCTCTATTATTTTTGCTTGGAATATTAGTTGATAAGCATAATAGATTAAAATCAAAATACTCAGCTCTTAAAGCTAGATATAAAGATTTAGAAACGTTATATAAAGATGGTTTAACCCAAAATGAAATATTAAAATCAATAGTTAATAAAAAATGACTCCTGGACCCTTAGCTCAGTTGGATAGAGCAACAGCCTTCTAAGCTGTGGGTCATTGGTTCGAATCCAATAGGGTCTACTAACAAATAAATATTTATATAAAACTAATCACTAAACTAATGAATCAGAAAATCAAAGACTTTATCGAAATGGCAGGTGTTGTGAGAGACATTATCGCTCCTTATTTTGTTGGATTTATTGTTGGCTACATCTACTGCTCTATTCAAGAGATTGACCGAGACCTAGATAAAATTAATGGTACTCTAACTAAAACAATTGAAGTACATGAAACTAAGTAAGTATCTCATACCAGTAATAGTTGCTTTATTCTTATTATCAAGCTGTGCAACATATAATGCTCCTACTAAATATCAAGGTAGGAACTTATATAAATTTACTTCTAAAAAAAGAACAAATAAAGTAGGGAAAGCAAGAACAGTTAAATATATTGCTTTAAAAAAACGTGGGTCATATAGACACAGAGCAGTTCCTTTTATGGTTAGAAGAGAAATAAGACAAAGATCATGGTCCGATAATTCAGGTGGAGGAACATTATATAAATAATCATGAAAAAAGTATCATATAATAATCGTTATGGAGATAATATTATCTTTGAACAAATAGATAATGAAATCCATATGTCAGGATTTAACATGGAATGGATAAGAGTAGGATATGATGATGAAAAGAATATTACTATGGTTGATCCTTCTGGTGGTCCTTATTTAGCTATAAGTATGAACTTAGGTTTATACTTCAATGATAAACAGAATCGCATTATAGAAAGCATTGAAATAAAAGAAAATAAAATAATCTTTAAAATTAAATAAAATGAGCAACGACTTAAAATTTAAATTATTCGCCGGTGCAAGTGTGGTTTCACTTGTTGTAGGTGGTGTATGGATGAATGATCAAGCAACTTGGTTAGGTGGTGGACTATTAGTATTTGGATTCATTGGATCAATTCTTTCATTTGTATCATTTAGAAATAAATCAAAATGAAAAAGCTATTACTCCTACTACTTTTAATCCCTACCCTTACATTTAGTCAGGGTATAGGTGACAGTTATTATGACACAATGAAGTCGCTTTCTAATGATAAGACTTACTACAACATTAAGTTTAATAACGATGGTGAAACATATAATACCATAACTGCTGAGAATGACCTTGGTAGTTATATTTATTACTTTCCTAAACAGGGTGATTGGCAGCGTAGGTGCGCTCTTATTATAATCATCCCTGAAACTCAAGTAAAGGTATTTGGATTCATTGAATATTTAAATAAGACTTATGTCATTATAAATGATAAAGCTTGGGACTTTTATCGAAAAGATGGAATGGTTATTCGAGTTGAACTAAAAGTAGTTGATGAAGCATTAGTATTCTATTATTATCCAAAACAATAAACAATTAAAAAATAAAAACAATGAAAAAACTAATTTTATTTCTTACATTAATTCCTTTCCTATCATTTGCTCAATCTAATAATGTTAGGTTAGTTCCAGATGCTGATACGGTTTGTTATGGAACAAATTTGTCTATTTGGATTGCAGGGAATAGTTTCCAGCCAATGTATTATTATTGGACATCACAAAGTCAAAATAATATACCTTTAAGTGACACATCAATAACAATGACACAGTCAGGTTATCATGCGTTGACGGTTGTTGGATTCATAGGAAATAGTTCTAAAATGACTAGTTATACTTTTCAAAGGTATTATCATGTTCTAGATAAACCTAAACTTAACTTTACTAATGGACCTTGGGTTTGCAGGTTTGATACTGTTAGAGTAAATGCTGATCCTGGTTATAGTTCTTATACTTGGTATAATGGAACTACAGGAGCATCATTTTCTAAAGTAATGGATTCAACTTATAGTACGCCTGTTTTAGATACAGCTACAATCTATTATACAGCTAAAATTAATAACGTTTGTGAAGTAACATCTGTTGATACAGTTATTCGTGGTGTTAGAGCTCCTAATGGTGTAGGTTCGTTTTACTGTGGTAAACTAAATATACGCTCTACAGACTCAATTCCAGCTGGGTTAGTACTTGATTATTTGTTCCCAAGTCAATATGAAATGGAATTTACTCAAGTATCAGATCCATCAGTTGTAATCACTTACCTACCACCTCTTGGCTCAAGAAAAACACCTGCTAACATATTAACACCTGGTGAACAATATTATGTTCGTTCTAGAGTTATTATTAATGGACAAACATATTGTTGGGGTGAAGTATGTTTGATTGGTCTTAGACCTCCGGTTAGAGCACAAGCCACAATTGGATATGATCCAAAACCTGATGATGTTAAATTTCCTACAGTTGCAATTAAGGAGTATAGAATCTTCACAATGGAAGGAAAATTAGTTAACACTTATAAATCAGAGACTTTTAAAGAAGAATGGTTTGGCCTTCAAATCCCTGGAATGTATATTGTGCATGTAATTTATCAAAATAATATAATTTCATTTAAATATAAAAAGTAATGAATCATCCAGATCCAAAGAAACACTTACAAATTAGTTTAGTTAAATCTTGTTTTAGAATAGCTGGTTGTATAGTGTTACCGTTTAGTATAGCATCCGGAGCTGTTTTAATTGGTTTAGCTGAAGTATTAGGTATAGTTGAAGAACTAGTGTAAACAAAATAAAGGTTATGAAGATAAATAAAGCAGAAGCAATAAACGAGATTGTTGAGAATTTTAAGTGGGAAAAAGTTCATAAAGCAATGGAAGCACTAGAATGGACTTGGATGGATAGTGAAGGGAAAACTCCAAGTTTAGGATCTTTATTTAAATGTGCTATAGATTTACTTCATAGAGCATATGATGGAGCAGAAGAAAATCAATCTGATTGGATGATAGCAACAGGAGGATTCCATGCTCGAGCATTTGTAGATGAAGAAACAAAAGAAGTTATTGAGCTAAGGTTAGCATTTGAAGTTTGTAGTTGGGAACATTATAAATAATACTATGAAAGAGAAAATCAATTCTAAGTTATTAAGAACTTTAGGTTTTAAAAAAAATCATGTCCCACCAGAAGTATCAGGTAGTGAGAATCCATTTCATTATTGGACACTTGATTTATCTGATGTTAATAAAAACTTCTGCTTGATAACAAATGCTTCTGATGAACTTGAAGAGCAAGATGTTTGGTCTGTTTTTCTATTTGAAACAGATGAATTTAAAATTACTGATAGTAATTTGTTAAGAATGTTTATTTGTACTCTTAATGTTATTAAAAATGAAAATAGTCAATTGGTTTAAAAACATATTTAAAAAGAAACCTATTATTATTCCTCTTGTTCGTAATGGAATAAAAACAGGACAATGGATTGAGTGTTATAAGGGAGATGAAACGTTTAAAAAACTGGTTCAAGTATATGGCGAACCACTCCCAACTCAAATTGAAGTAGTACCTTATAACGAGGATAAAAATGTTTAAAGTAGGTCAAGAAGTAGTTTGTGTTAATAACACTCCTAAAGATAACAGACCAGAAACTATTATAGCACTTGGTCTATTAAAAGTAGGTCAAACATATACTATTAGAGAAATATCTGATGATGGTTTGGCTATAATACTTGAAGAAGTAATTTCTCCATACATAAACAGATTAGGTCGTGAAATGGGATATAAAGCAGATCGTTTCAGACCATTAGATTGGAATAAATGGGCTGGAGAAGTTTTAGAGAAAATAGCTGAAGAAATAGAAGAAGAATTATTAGTTGAGTCTCCAAAGAAAAATTAAATATATTAAAAACAAATAAAAATTAAAAATTATGAAAACTTACAAAGTAACATTAACTCCAAAATCAGGAGTATCAGGTCAATCAATTAGAACCTCAGTTGAAGCAGCAGGCTATACAGAGGCTAAACGTTTAGTAGAGGCACAATACGATACCTCAAAGTACACTATCCAAATTCAAGGGTAATGGAAATGCTAATCTTAATAGCAGCAATTAATATTGGTGTTATGTTATTCCTAACCATGACTGGTTCAAAACAAAACATTGAAAGCAGGACTGAACGGGAAGAAATAATGTTAAGAGAAGCAAATTCTAAAAAGGGGAAGTTGTGAGTTTGGCTTCCTGGAGAGTGTATCTTATATTTAAGATGTTAAATAAGTAATTCAAACTAAAAAAATAAAAAGTTATGTTAAATCTTCAAACAAATGAGTTCCTGACAATGGAACAAGTAAAAGAAAAAGCAAAATCAGTTTTTGCTGAAAAAGGATCAAGTGATACTAGTGCTAAGTATTCACACATTCCAACCCACAAAATTATAGAGGATATGTCTAAATTAGGTTGGGGTGTTGTTGATGCTAAAGAGGTTCGCGCCCGTAAAAATGCTGGTTATCAAAAACATCTAGTTGTATTCCGTAACAATGATATTGTTATTGATGGATCAGATGGTGACACAGTGTTTCCTCAAATTCTATTAACTAATAGTTCAGATGGTAAGAATGCGTTTACATTCCGAGCTGGTTTGTTTAGGTTGGTTTGTGAGAATGGATTAGTGATCTCAACTCAGGATTTTGCTGATTTGAAGATTAGGCATTTTGGATATGATTTTGAAGAACTACAAAAGACAATTACATCGATGGTAGAGAAACTCCCACTCACAGTTGAGTCAATGAATAAGTTTAAACAAACTCAACTCACAGAGAAACAAATTGAGGAGTTTGCTAAACGAGCCCTCGAAGCTAGGTTTAGTGAGGATGAAGTTAAACGTATTACAATTGACTATAATGACTTCACTAAAGCAACTCGTGATGAGGATGCTGGAAGTGACTTGTGGAGTGTGTTTAATCGAATTCAGGAAAAAGTAATTAATGGTGATTTCAACTATGGTTACTCAACCAAGACTCGTAAAGCACGTAAGATTAAGAATTTCAATCAGGACATCGTCTTGAATAGCAAGTTGTATGAACTTGCAACAGAATATTGTTTGAGTTAATTAGTTGGTTTGGTGATTAGGCCGGTGATGTGTGACACCGGCCTATTTTTTAAAATTTAAAAATAAAACCTATGGAAAAGAAACAAACAGCAGTAGAATGGTTGATAGAAGAAATTCATAAGAATATGGAATTTATTCCTGTTCACATTCAAGAACAAGCTATAGAAAGGGAGAAGCAACAGATAATAGATATAGTTGAGAAAAGTAGAGCAACAGGATTAACTGCTGAATATCTATTATTAACTTATGGAAGTAAGGTAAGTGATAACAATATTATTAACACTAACGAAATGGTACAAATAGATGGAAAAGAAACAAACAGCAACTGAATGGTTATTTGAGCGCCTAATGGACACACCACAAGATAAATTTGAGTGGTATGCTATATTACAACAAGCTAAGAAAATGGAAAAAGACCAAATAGCTAACTCATGGGTACATGGGGCAGTTGGTTTGCATTATAAAACAGTAGAGGAATACTATAATAAAGTATATGGAACAAAATAAGACACCCGTTAAATGGTTATATGATAACCTTGACGATAAACTAATAGCATATCTTCAACATGAAATAACCTTGAATGAAATGTCCAAGGAAATGATCAAGATAAAATACCAAGCCATTCAAATGGAACAAGAACATATGGTTAGGCTGATCCACTTCATGCGTACCCAGGACAAAATGGGTAAATCAATTGATGATTTGTTTTATCAATATTGGAATGAAAATTATGAAAATAAGTCCTAAAATTTAGGCTTACAAAAGAGGATATCTTATATTAAGAAAGTTAAAATAAAAGATATGAAAGGCATATTAGAATTTGATTTAAATGATCCCGATGATAGGATGGAACATATGGCTGCTGTTAAAGCATCTGATATGGCACAAATGCTTTGGCATATCAGATTCAATCTTCGTGGTAAAGTATATGCTGAAGCCGATAACCTTAACGATCAAGATAAGTATGATCCGGGTATTGAACTAACATTGAATCTAACATTGAATATTTTAAATGAGTTGTTTGATGAATATAATATTAATATAGAAGAATTAACAAGATAGGCTTTCAAGACTTATAATCATATATTTATATAAACAAAAAAAATAAAGGTTATGAAAAAAAGAGGTCGTCCATCAACTAAAAACAAAGAAATGGCAGAACCAAAGCACATTCAAATTGACTTTAGCCAAATCACTAAGCTGAAGAATCTAAACATTGACTCCAGGATGATGGAGCAAATGGAAAGTAGAACAATTCTAGACTTGCTTATCAGTCATGAGGGTGGAATGCCTTGCGCCTCAAACATGATGTGTGTAGGTGATCCAGGTGTAGGTAAAACAACTGTGTTGCTTGATTTTCTAGCATCAGTTCAGTTGAATAATCCTGATCGTAAGTGCTTATTCATTTCAGGTGAGATGGGTAAGAAACAAATGTTCAAGTATACTCAAAGGTATCCTCAGTTTGGTTATGTTGATACTTTGTTTGTGAGTGATTATGCTCAACATAATGCTAAAGATATGGTTGAACAAGTACTTAGTATGGGTTGGGATCTAGTTATGGTTGATAGTATTGCTGAGATTATTGATGATGTTAGAACTGATATGGGTTGGGATAGGAAAACTGCTGAATCGTGGTTAGTAGATGTTTGTACCCAAAACAATAAAGGCAATAACAAAACAAATAAGTATACTTCGTTTATGTTGATTCAACAAGTTACTAAAGCAGGAGTGTTTGTAGGTAGTAATAAATTGAAACATATGACTGATGCTATGATGGAAATGAGGAGAGAATCTGAACGTGATGGAGGTGCTTCATATATGGAATTTACTAAGAATAGGAATGGTAATACTAGTGATAAATTGTATTTCCAACTAACAGGTACTCAAATTGTTTATAGTAACTTAAAAGCAAGAGAAGCAGAATGAAATCGAATCGTGAACGTGCAGTAGCGTTACTTGAAAAGCTCACTACTGAAGATGGATTGTCAAGTCAAATGTTGTTAGAATTCTTAATTAATGATTATATGGAAGGTAGTGACGCGTATGATGCACTACTAGCAGCTGAAGATGAGTTCTTTGGTGAAGAAGAATTTGAAGAGGAAGAAACAAAATATAAGTTTAAAGACGAAAACTAAAAAAACATTATATGACTAACCGAAAACAAGCTCACCAAATGCTAGAACTCCTACTTGATAAAGGAGTATCACATGAAACTATTCTCAATTGGATTGTGAATAATTATCTCTCAGGAGAACAAGCCATAAACGCTTTACAGCTAATGGAAATGGAATTGTTTGATGAAGTGTATGAAGAAGTAAATGATACATTTTATGATCATGAAGATGATGTTGAGTTAGATAGTGGAGATGATGATGAACATCCACTTTAAACTTAGCTTAGGCTCTCAAAATAAGCAATCTTATATTTATTACTGTTATGAAAGCACAAAACACAACAGGCAACACACGCTGGGATTTACAAATCCAACAAGTTAGAACTACTCAGAAAGTGGTTCCAAATAAGAAACTATATAAAAGAAAACAACGTAATGGCAAAACAGATGACTGAAGAAACAAAACACGCTATTGAACAGTATCTAACTGAAAGTGAATACTTTGAATCAATAGCTAACACTTATGGTAAAGAATTGCTTAACAAAGTAGTTCATGACATGATTACATCTAAACATGATATAGAATTACTTATGAGTTTATATGAAGATTCGGGTATGTGGAGTCATGCAATGTGTTTAAACGATATAACTGTTTCAAAATGAAAGTAACTAGAACATCTCAAGCCACAGGTATTACTCGTGAAGTAGAACTGGACATTACAGATGAGCAAATAATGAAATATGAAGAAGGTGCTTTGATACAAAATGCGTTTCCAAACCTAACACCTTCAGAACGAGAATTTTTAATGACAGGTATAACCGAAGATGAATGGAAAGATATCTTTGGAGGATTTGATGAAGATAATGTTTAGGCTTTCAAAATCTTTGATTGTATATTCAATTTGTTAAAAAGTAAAATGGGCTTTTAGCTCAGTAGGTTAGAGCGACGCTCTCATAAAGCGAAGGTGCTTGGTTCGAATCCAGGATGGCCCACCAAACTAATTAAAACAAAAACAAAATGGTTGTATCAATGATTATTGCAAAAGTAGTAGCATGTATGGTAATTGGAGCAGTATTAGTAGCTGTAACAATGGAGTTATTTAACTTTATTAAGAGGGCCTTTTAATTAGGCCCTCTAAACCTTTAAACTTATATTTACTTCAAATAAAAAGGTTATGATAAGCACAAGACACTCAAATGAAGCATTCAACTATGACTATGACAGAGCACAATGGTGTGTTACACTAAGATCAGGTCAAGTAGCTTATGTTGGTGACACAGTCAAAGTTGGATTTGAAAATGGAGCAATAATAGGTACAATCAAACAAGTATCAGGATTTGGACCTAAAGAAAAAAGAGAAGTAGTATCAATACTATTCCCAAATCGCTCAAACGGAGTGAAAGTATTAATTGATAACATAATCGAAAAACTATAAACACATGAAACAGAAAGTAGAACTAACTAATGTAATTAAAAGTGGAAACGCATTTGCTATAATGGGAGCGTTTCGAGTAGCAGCTGAAAAAGCAGGATGGACTGATAATGAAATCAAAGAAGTACTTGATGATGCAATGAGTAATGATTATGATCACTTGTTAGATGTTATATTGAGTAATTGCGAAGAAACAGCTCGACCTGAAGAAATGAGTTTTGACTTTGATGATTATGATGATTATGATAATGATGTTCATTTTGATGATTATGATCATTGGCGTTAATTTAAAAACAAAACAGATATGGAAAAGAAACAAACCGCAGTTGAATGGATAGTTGATTACATTAAAAATCTTGAAAAATATCCATACAAAACAATTCAAGAATTGGAAGACCAAGCCAAGCAGATGGAGAAGGAGCAGAAACAAGAGTGTTGGTACACCGCACATCAAGTAGGAAGATTTGAAGGTAAGGGTATAGCAGAAGAAAATTGGCAGACATTTGAACAATACTACAACGAAACCTATGAATAAGAAAGAAAATTTACATTTAGAAACAGAAACCAAAATTCATTTAACGGACACAGAACGAGTTATTTTAAAACGAATAGATGAAAATACAATTCTAGCATCGGTAGAAGAGGATCTGTCTGGTATAACTCGTAAATTAGCATTCTTTGATTTAAAAAACAAACAATGGATTGGTTACAACTCACATAACTTTAGCTTGTGGTTCACATTATGTAAAGAACATAAAGTAATCAAACCAAAAGTAATTAGGTTCATAACAACATCGGAAGTGCCCGAGGATGTTAGGCAAATGAAGCGTACATTTACTTGTTTCAAACGCCGCATTAATATTACTGTTAATAAAATAGCTATCAAAACAAAACACGATCTTGAGGAAATAAGGGATATAGTTATGGAGCCATTTCATTAAAAAAAGCTTGCTCCATACCACCCCAACCCCACCCTACTTATATTTGTATATACGAATATAGGCTCCCAAGAAAATCGATTGTATATTCATTTAAAATTAAAAATAAAGGTTATGAAAAAAGCATTTGTATTAGTATCAATGGCACTGGCAATGATGTCGTGTGAAAAGGAACCACTTGTAAATGAAAGTGAACTGAGGCAAATGCCTCTACAACAACGGGACTCACTTGATTGGACACTTGATTTCTCAACAACGTATAACAACATTAGTGTAACTAATTTACACCCGTATCGGGTTCAAACGTTGTTGGGTTTTAATGATGAACCCATAGGTAGGACATTTCGTTATCAAACACCGCAGTATAATTTCACTGTGATGTATTTTTGGGCAACGTTTCAGGGTGAGGATATTCGCATCACAGGTAACTTGAATGGACATTCATTTATTATGAGTAACTGTGTGATAAATGTTTGTGGTGGACCACAAGGTACAATAATGACTTACACATTAAAGAACCACACTGGAGTAGTTAAATCAACTTGTACAGCAAGTTCTTAAGTTAGGCTTTTAAGGTTTTTAAACTTATATTTAACTTGTTAAAAAGAAGCACATGACAAAACTAACAGAAAAAGAACTTTGGAGATTAATTGAAGATGCTACTTGGAAAGTAGATCACGACTATGATCGAATTGGAAATGAATGGTCTGAATTAGATGAAGACATTTTCAATCAATTAGAGGAATTTGCTAGGCAGAAACAAGCAGAACTAGCTAATAAATTTGAAGCCGCTTGGTTAGGTAATGATGGTGGTGGTGGTTTTGATTGTAGTGATGATGGTTGGAGTGATTTGACTGCTGATGTGGTTGGTCGTGGTGAGGAATTTTACAACAGTGTCACAGCCGATATGCTAAGGGAAATGGCTGATGTGGATGATTATGAAGAGAATTTTATGTACTCATTTCATTTTTCTGATTGATGGGCCTTCTAGATTCTTAAATTTATATTTAAACAAAAATAAAAAAACATGAAAAATAAACTCGAAGAAATGAAAGCCAAAATGGCTGAAATGCAAGCACAAATGGATGAATTGCAAAGTGAAATGGATAAAATGGAAGATGAAACAGACATGAATGATGAAATTGAAAATGGTGAGTTCACATTTACTAGAACAGAACTAACTCATTTTGTTCTTGATATGCACCAGCAGTTTATATCTAGGGTTGAAGACAACATATCAGATATGAGTTTTGATGAGGATGTTTGTGAATTGAGTCTTGATGGAAATACAATTTCTGTGGTTGTTGATAGTAGTGCTTTGGCTAGTGAAATTGTGATGGGTATGGATGAGCCAGATGCAGATGAATTGAGTGATTTGATTGATACAATTTATAAGGAGGTCAAAGAGTAGGCCTCCTTTTTCTTTAAATTTATATTTAATTTGCACTTAAAAAGATAAACACATGAAACAATTGATTGCAAAACTAGATGTATCCGATGGATTCGGAAACAAAAAAGTACTAAAAGTATTCACTGATAGAGAAGAAGGAACTGTTAATTACTCATTAACAAGTAATAGTAGTGGTATTGGATTTTCCATTAGTAATATGCAATGTGGTTGGAGAGGACCATCATTACCTGACAACACATATGAGTATAAAACTAATGAAGCATTACTAAACGCAGTCTCAGCCGCAGTGAGAGGTGGTGTGTACAATGTTGATAGTAAAAAGTTATTTGTAAAGTAAGGCTTTTAGAGTTTTTTAATTTATATTTAAATAAAAATAAAGGTTATGAGAATATCAACAGAAGATTTAGTTAGGTCATATATCAACTCTCAACGTGGTTGGGCTGTGGCAGATCAATTTAGTGATTCGTTTAACGGTGAACCATTTGAAGATCAAAACTACAACGCGCTTTTATATATTCGTGAAATAGTTAGAGACTTGGTAGAAGGAGATGTGTTGAGTGATAGTGCTCATGATGAGATAGTATCGTACTATGATGATTTAGCTAATTATTTGGCTGAAGGAAAAGAATAGGTTTACTAGATTTTTGAACTTATATTTAAACAAAAATAAAAGATATGGCAAACATGGGCTATTGTAGGTTTGAAAATACCTACCGTGATTTATTAGATTGTTATCGCAGTATTAATAATGATCTAAGTGATTCTGAACATCGCTATCGAGAACTTATGATTAAGGTATGTCAAGATATTCTTGATGAATATGATCCTGAGTTGTTTGTAGATGAGGAATTAGAAGAAGAAGAATAGGTCTTCAAAATCTATTAACTTATATTTAAACTGTTAAAAAAGATAAACACATGAACACAAAAGATCTAAAATCAGATTATTCCATTTATGGAAACAAAGGTAATGTGTGGAGCAACACAGCTCACATTTACAAATCAGGAACAGGAAACCTATGTGGCACACCAGCGCTAGCAAGTAATTGGGCCCGAATTGAAGGAGTAGAACATATTGGGTGTCCTGAATGTTTAAAAGTATATCAAACAGAAAACAAATAAAACAAAAAAACACATGGCAACTAGATCACACATCGGAAAAAAACAATCAGACGGAACAATCAAGTACATTTATTGTCACTGGGATGGATATCCGGAATACAATGGAGAAATTCTCAAAAATCACTACACTGATGAAGCAAAAATAGATGCTTTGCTTGAGTTAGGTGACATTAGTTCTCTGAATGAAGAAATAGGAGAGAAACATGATTTTAATAACCATGATTTACGAGTTGAAAATAAATGGGTCTGTTCCTATAAACGTGATAGAGATGAATCAGATACTGAAGCAAGAATAGTTAGTGACATTACTGAATTGACTCAATCAGGTAATTGGACAGAATATCATTATGTTTATGATAATGGCAAATGGAGGTGCTGGGGCAGCAATGGACGTGAAATCATTTTTTAATACTTGGACCTACGAAATTCTATTTGTTATATTTCTAACACTTAAATTAATAATAATACTCACATAATGGAAGCAACACTAACAAATACAATCCCGGCTGTAATGAAACTAGAATGGGAAGTAAGGGAAGATGATGGAACAACTTATTATTACATTGAATGGATGAATGCAAGTAATGGTGAAGTAATTGAATGGCAGTGTGGTGATAAGGATGGTTTTGTTGTTGATGATCCAATTATTATTGGCCGTATTCAAGAGGTTATAGAAATAAGTTTACTATAGGCTTACTAGATCTTTGAACTTATATTTACTTTGTTAATTTAAAAATATAAACACATGGAAGACACACCTTATTTTTGGCACCCGGAAATTGCTAACGCACCACTTTCTGATGAGTACAAGTACGCACTACAAATTATTATGGATGATCATTGCAATGGTGACTTTGATAAGTTGCTATCCATGATTGAAGGTTACATGGTTGATGATGAAGATTATGAATCAGCAGCAATCATTCGTGATTATAGAGATTGGAGAAAATTGAATACAGAATTAGGTCTTCAAAATTCTTAAACTTATATTTACTGCAAATGAAAAAGATAATAGATTGGATTATTGATGGGTTAATTATGATATTTGTAGTAATAATGACCGGAACAGTATTTATTAAGTTTTATATAGAAACACTAATTAATAAACTAAAACATAAAACACATGAAAAGAACTAATGAAATGATGATGCTCAATTATGAGCATGAAGTAAATGTAGGTGATCTGAAAGCAACATTGGTAGCACAAGTATGGGTGGTAGGACTACTCAAACCAGATCCAGGTTTAGAAATTGAATATGTAGACACACTTGAAATTACATTTAATGGAGTACCTATTAATGGTTATGAAAATTGGAAGAAATTTAGAGACTTTCATAAAGATATGGGAATCAATTATGACGTGTTACTAGATGAAAGGTTTGAAGAAGCATTTGGAGAACGTAGTGCATTTAAAAGTAGAGTACTAGAGGACATAGCAGATATATTCATGGGTTATTTTCACACAGGAGCAGAGGATGAAGATCATTTAGGCATCTAAAGTTTAGTATAGTATATTTAACTTGTTAATTTAAAAAACACACACTATGGACAAGAAAATTCACGGGTACTATCAATGGTCAAATAATTGTGGTTATGGAGTGATACTCTCCGATTGCGGCGAACAGGTTAAATTAGTAATTGAAGATAGTGAAACGGATTGGTTGGATATTGAATTCATAATGGATAAGGACACAGGTGAATTTGAACCAACAATTGATCACACCGGGTACAATGTGCCTTTAAGTGAAGTAATGAGAGCATATTAATAGGCTTTCAAAGTACATTAACTTATATTTAACTCATAATAATTTAAAAACACACACCATGAACAAGATCGGATTTAAATTTAGTTGGGAACAAGATAAACCAAAACGTACTCGTAAACCAAAGGTTGAAGAAGAAATGCCAATGATCATACCCGGAACAGGGATGGCACATATCCTCGAAGTTAGTATGAAAATAGAGGAAATGGAAACGTTTATGACTACCGCTTCATTTACACGAATGACTAAAACAAGTAAAGCAGCCTACATCAGTGCTTATCGATTTATGGTTACAACATTAGCGCTAGTGAATGTACCACAAGGTGGGGGTATGAGTGAGTATACCAATATGGATTCAATTGGTTTTGTGAATGAATAATTTAATTAAAGAATAGGCTTACAAGATTTAGTAACTTATATTTACTTTGTTAAATTTAAAAAACACACACATGAAAATCAAAAAAGAAATTCGCACCAAACTGATTCAAAACTTGAATAGTATTGACAACAAATTGAAGTTCCAAAAAACAACATGGAACGATGAAGTGAAAGCAGTGTTTAGTAAAACCGGTAGCTTCTGTTTCGAGAACCTAGTGTATACTAACTTCAACGAAGCACAATCATTGTATATCAAATTTAAAGCATAAAACACATGACTCACGAATCAACAACTCATATCGTACTTTATCCTATCATTGAACAATTCAAAGAAATGGAAGTGGACGGGGAAACAATGCAATGGTTCATTGAACAAGTCGGAATGGAACATCAAATGTTGAAACAGTTACTTATGACTGCGAAGTGGCAAGACATTGATGGTATACTTGATGATAAAAGTGAACTTGAAAATCAATTGAGAAAAGATCACTTGGCCTCTAAAATTTAACACCATATATTCAAATAAAAAGATATGACACACGAAAAACGCTTAGAAACCATTAGGGAAAATATCAGTGCATTTTCAAATTATTTGGACGAAACAAGGCAATTACACAAAATACCTGATGAAGCATGGAATTATCTAGTTGCGATTGAAAAAGCAGTGGGTGGGATATGGCCCGAAAGTGATATAGTAGAGTTAGAAAGAGGGTAATTCAATAATAGGCTTCCAAATTTTAACATTGTATATTCAAATAAAAAAGAAATGGAAAAAGCAACATTAGAATTTTATCCAAACGGATTACAACTGTTATATGTGGTTCAAGGTGGAATGGGTGGATGGGGAAAAGGCTCATCACTACAAGAAGCAACTAAGAATTTCAAAAAGTTTAATAAACGAACCAAACCATCATTTGTACACGTATTTGCTCTCAAAAGCAAAGCAGAACCTAGTGACGGCTTAAATGACATAGAAGTATCGTGGAATGGAATAACGTATCAAACCGATAAAGTAGTATTACTATCTTACACACCATTCTAAAAAGCAAAAGCTTAATCCAGTAAATAGGAATACGGAGAAACAGATAGTATATTTAGTTCATAATAATTAAAAATAATAAACACACATGTTCAAATCAACCAACAACCACGGATACCAAATGACATTCCCAAACGGACTAACAATAAGTGTTCAATGGGGAACAGGAAATTATTGTGACAGAAAAAATCTTAACAGGTCATTATCCGACCCGTATGAAGATCTAAAAACAAACATAATAAACTCAACCACAGCAGAAATAGCAGTGTGGGACGAGAACGATAGTGGTAATCTTGTTCCACTAGAGGAGTATGATGATGTGATAGGATATTGTGATACAATTTTTGTAGCAAATATGATCACGTTAGTATCACAAGCTAAGGACGGGAATGATTTACAATGGAAATTACAACAGGGAAGAAAAATGTGGGGCAAATAAAACCTTCAATCATATATTTACTTCAAATAAAAAAAGATAACACGATGGTTCAAGATTATTTGGTAATGTGGATACAATGGTATTATGGAGACGCACCATATCCAAATGAGATACAAAATAGAATGACGTATGAACAGAAGTTAGAGGCGATAAGAAAAACGAGTGAAATTAAAGAGATATTAGGAAGATAGGTGACAAGTAAAAATGGTTATGTCATAAGTTATTGTGTGTGTTTATGTGTATATGACAAGGATGGGGGTGAATGTGGTAGGTGAGAGTTGTGGAATGGTAACCCCTTTCGCCTGCGCCCCCAAGCCTTTCACCTCAAAAGTAGAGATATAAGGATATACATTAATTTGGCTAACTGAAATTTCAATCATATATTTAAGTATAATAATTAAAACAAAAACACCATGGGATTTACCAATAATGACTCATTTACATTAGGGTGTACATTAGCAAGAATTGCAGGACACCTTGAAGCAACTTCAACTGATGAAAGAATTGATACCAAAACTAGGTTAAGGTTCCTTCAACTAATGATTGATGAATTTACAAAACTAGATCCTAATTCAGCTTGGATTGAAAAATGGGAAAATATGAAAAAAGAAATTTCAAAGTAAAATTTGGCTTACAAAAGTTTTTAACATATATTTCTTTCAAATAAAAAAAAACATGAAACACATCATTCATCACACCACACAACAGTTTTGGAGTTATAGGTTAGGTTATTTTGAATTGTATATGAATTAGAGTATGCTCGGGTGGTGGAATAGGTAGACACGCAAGACTTAAAATCTTGTTCCCCTAAAAGAGAGTGCGGGTTCGATTCCCGCCCCGAGTACAAATAGTCAGGTGGCGACATGGTGTTGTCGTAAATAGAATATCATAGGTCGTAAGCCCTAAATCAGGTTCGAATCCTGTCCTGACTACTCCTTGTCGAGGCAGTGTTTATCATGTGTGTGTTTTAGGAGGCGTTGTGGTGGCGCCTCCTATTTTTCTAAAACGCTTATCTGCGTTTTTAATAGGAAAACAAAACGCGTGGTCGTATATTTAACTTGCACTTAAAAATAATAACACATGACAAAAAAAGAAATTAGATCCGCAATTAACAAAGCAGTGTATTTGTATGCCGAATCATTAGGTTATGATATGTCTGACGACAACGATGGCTCGTATGTGACATTTACTAAACCCGATTCCAAAGCAGACGATTCAATTGATTACCATCGTTCGTATCACGAAATATATGTTATGAATTGGGCGAGTGATGAAACCAAAGCTGACTCAATATTGATTCATAATTACGCTGTAGCGATGCAAGATAAATTTAAGGAAAATGATTAGGCTTATAAAACACCACATCATATATTTAACTTGTAATAAATAATTAAAACTAAAAAAAACAAAAACATGAAAAAACTAATTGTAGTACTAGCGACAATCGGGATGCTTATATCATGTAAGGATAGTGAAACAGCACAGTTTAGTTCATTAGGAAAACCACATATCATAACAATGTATGGTTGTGATGGAAAAATAATTAAACAGTGGGAATCAACAGGATCAGTATCAAATTCGGAGAAATCAGATGGTTGGTATTTTGAAGACACAGCCACCGGCAAATTAGTAGAAGTAACAGGTACGTTGGTAATTGAGGTTAAGTAATAGGCTAACAAAATAACACACCATATATTTAGAATGTTAAATTTAAAACATAAACACATGACACAATTTGAAATCGATTTGGAAAAAACCATCAATGTAGGTGGAGGCGTTATGCCTAAAGCTATTTGGAATCTAATAATTTCTATTCGCGACTGTAAGCTTTATTCGAAAGGCCTCAAACCGCACCGCTACTTTAAAATTAGTGATGTGAAATGGTATTTTGGAGTTAGTGGTAGTGCGGATAAGATAGCTGTACAATTAGAAGAAATATTAAATCGATATAAAGAACAAATGGCTAATATGAGTTAGGCTCATAAGGTACAGCACCGTATATTTAGAATGTTAAATTAATTAAGTGAAAATAAGTAAATAAAAAAGCAGAATAAGATTAATTAGGCACACCAGAAACAATATAGTATATTTAAGTATAAGAAAAATAAATAATAATAACTAAAAAAAACAAAAACATGAAAAACAAGAAAAACACCACCACCGAAGTAGTAGTTGTAGAAGTGATTAACAACGAAGTAAAGAAATTGGGCCGACCAGTTAATGGATCAAGTAAGCGCCAACAACGAATCGCTGAATTAGAGGCTAAACGAGCAGCTGGAGTATGTAAGAGAGGTAGGCCGACTGTTGCGGGTTCGAAGCGCCAAGAAACATTAGCCAAGAGAGCCGATAAAGTAGCTAATGGAGGAGAATTGAAGCGTGGACGCCCGGTTAATATGAATAGTAAGCGTCAAGTTGAGTTAGCCGCTAAGGCTGCCAAAGCGGTTGAGACTGCAAAGTAATTAGAATTGTGAATTAGTAAGGTGTGGGACCCGTAAGGGTCCTACTCCTGTATCCCTGTGTGTGTACGTACGTACATATATTCTACGTGATATATACCACGCGCGTTATTATCCATATAACGGTACGTGTCCGGAACAAGGGGAATGGACGCGCTTTCAGATCTTATACAATCTTTTAGGGCGCGATTGTATATATTTATATATGAAACCTAACACTAGAGAAAAAGCCACCCATTGGGTAGCTAACTTCTCTCACTTGTGGGATTGAAAATGTACAATCATAAATATAATTTCAGATTAACCCCTTTTGGTAAATCCCTACTTTTCCCACCTTTAAAAAACTTAAAATTTTTTTACATCGACAATCTATATATTTATATTTGGATTTCAGAAACCTTATTATTATATTATACCCGTATGAAAGAAAACATCATAACATCAATTTTAACTATCTTCATTTATTATTTAATTTTCTCATTTATTAAATGGGATTTAAACATAATGAATTGGGGATGGATATTACGATTATTATTTGTATTTGTAACTTTATATCAATTTAATAAATCTATCAATCATGTCAAAAAATAGTGCACGTCAAACAGTTCAAGCCGTTAAGGAATGGCTCGCGTTTATGAAATTTAAACCTAAGAAGCGTCCTGTGGATCCTACATATGAGCATTCTATGAGTGAAATAGTTAATGTTAAGAATTTTAAACGTAAATAAGTATATACGTATGGAGATAGGAATTTATATTGTTTTAGCCTTTATAGCAGGTTTTCTTTTAGATTATTTTATATCTGAGAAAAAAATTAAGGTGCTAGAGGAGCGTATTGAAGCACTTGAACATCTTGTGAACGATCTTATTGATTTTAAAAATAATGGGAAAATTAATTAAAACTGTTATAACAACTGCTTTATTAGTTGTTGCACCTTTATTTGCTTATACTCAAAAATTCTCTTTAAAAGAACATAAAACGTCTTTAACGTTTATTTTTTTAGCTGGTGCTTCTGATGGTGTAAGAGATGCTTCTATGTTCCATATGTGGAATGCTAATAATTGGTGGAATGGTAGAGAAAGTTGGGAAAATAAATATAAGGACTATCCTAATGATATGTCTGCTGCTTATTGGGGTTCTAAGAATGTACTTGTTTGGACTACTGATGCGCCACATTTTTTCAATATGTTCTCTAACCAATTTACTTCCTTCTCTATAGTTACTTATCCTGGTAACTCAGGTAAATTTAAACATATTGTTAGAGATGCTATTATATATAATATCACAAGACAAATAGGTCATTCATTAATGTATAAAGTAGTTTTACCTCCAAAGTATGAATAATTTGGCTTTTAGAATTTTATTTTATATATTTATTGTATATTAATATTAACTAATAATAAACCAAAAATGAAAAAAGTATTTATTTTATTTGCCGCTGTCGCAATGTTCGCTTCATGTACATCAACAACTACAACTGAAGAGATAGCAACCACTGACACTACTGCTGTCACTACTGTTGATACAACAAAAACAGATACAACTTCTGTTATTAGTGTAACTAATAATACTGATACAACTATTGTATCTCAATAATTAGAAATTAAAATTTAGTAGTATTGCCTCATATTTATTAATGTGAGGCAATTTCTCTATACAATGAACTTGGATAACATATTTAACTTATTCAATGATAATGATGAAAATCAGTTTAATGATGATACATCATTATTAATAGATTTTTCTGATCATCCGCTTTACTGGATTGGTGGATTTAGTAAATTAATTAGTAATCAATTATTTTTTAAGAAATTTACTGTTAAAACTTTTCAAAATATTTCTCCTGATTTGAATATTGAGGAATTAGAAAAAGCTGGAGAGGAATTAATGTTTAGAAAGGCTTGGGAGTATATTAAACCTTTTGATTTATCTAAACCACTTCATATTGATTGCCTTAAAATAAAGGCTAGTAAGGAATTAATTGATAATCTACAAGCTGCTATTTTATTTTTTGAAGCGTTTGAAGAATATGAAAAATGTGCTCTTTTGAAGAGTATTGAAAGTAAAACTAAAGAGTTTTTAGACTAGCTTGGCCTCTAGCTTTTTTTAACGTATATTGTCTCTACGGGTTTTGAGGAAATGAGAAACGTGAGGATAAGGAAACGAGTAAACGCGCGAATGAGTAAAACGGGGATAAGGAATAAACTAAAATAAATAATATGAGAAACAGAGAAGCAACACTTCGAAAAATCGATAGTATCGATTCTAATTTAAATAAAATGATTCTACTTTTAAATCAGGGAGATCGCCAAGCGTGTTATGAACAAGTGGAATCACTTCGTGAACAACTAGATCAACTTAGAACATATATTGAATCAGAACCTATCTCAGGTAGTGAACTTAATAATCTAAACTAATATGTTATCAGCAGAACAAATTCAACAGAATTGGATTGATTTTGAAGAAACAATCAAATCTTATATCTCAGAACCTCGTCGTTCTCAATTATTAGATTTTTATTCTAAATATTCAGAACGTATTATGTTAATGCCAGCTGCTCATAAAAAAGAGTATCACAATGCATTTCCAGGAGGGTATGTAGATCATGTATTGCGTGTAGTTGATTACGCTCTTAAATTAAATGATATTTGGGTTGAGATGGGAGTAGACGCTTCTACTTATACTAAAGAAGAATTAGTATTCTCAGCTTTAAATCATGATTTAGGTAAAATGGGTGATGAAGAAAATGAAGCATATATCCCTCAAACTGATCAATGGCGTAAAGAAAAATTAGGAGAAGATTATAAATTCAATGATAAATTAGAGTTTATGTCAGTTCCAGACCGTGGTTTATATTTACTTAATAAACATGGTATTTCATATACTAAAAATGAAATGTTAGCTATTAAGTTACATGATGGGTTGTATGATGATGCTAATAAACCATATTTAATGTCTTGGATGCCAGAAACAAAACCACGTACTTCACTTATTTTTATTATTCATCAAGCTGATTTAATGGCTGCTAGAATTGAGTTTGAACAGGAATGGTTTCCAAAATTTAAAGGTAATTTGGAATCTCAGAAGAAGGATTTTACATTGAATGTAAATAATAAAACAACAACTACTACTAAAAAAACTCCTACTAAAACTAAAGCATTAAATAATATAAAAAGTGAAGGTTTAAAAAATGTAATGAATGATTTTTTTAAAGATTAATATATAAAAATAATAATAAAGGTTGTAATAAGAATTACAGCCTTTTTCCATTTAAATTATGATAGCAGCAATTATATCTGTACTTTCAGTTATTATAGTATTATTAGTTTATACTAACTATAATTTACTTAAAAAGAATGAAAAATGTGAGGATATTATTAAATCATATGAGAACTATATGGTTAATTTATCTAATACTATTGATTTTTCTAATAATAAACTTAAAGAAATTGACCGTAAAGGAACATTTGATAGTGATGATGAAATAGGATTCTTTTTTCAACAATTAAAGTATCTTCAAGAGCAGTTAAATAATTTTAAAATTAAATAACATTTTATGAGCAAAAATTATTTTACCCAAGATACTGAGGACGCTATAGTCACATATAATTTAAGTATTGATTCTGCTGAAAAAAGTAAAATTTACAATGATAGAATTCATTATGCTTTCTTCAAATTAACTCAGAATATTATTCATACTTTTAAATTTTATTATACTGAGGTTGAAAATATAGAAGATTTACAACACGAGATTATAACTTTCTTACTTAGTAAGATACATTTGTTTGATCCTTCTAAAGGGACTAAAGCATATTCTTATTTTGGTACAATTGTAAAACGGTGGTTAATTCTATATAATGAAAAAAATTATAAAAAAAGAGTTAATTCTGTTCCAATTATGTCCTTAGAAGAAGATAATAATCATTCTTATACAATAGAAGAAAATAATTCTCCTAGTGATAGATTATCTCATAATGATAAAATTTCTTTTTTCACAGATTTATATATAGAACATTGTACTACAAATATTTATACTCTTTTTCCTAAAGAAAATGATGCTAAAATAGCTGATGCTATTCTTGAATTATTTCGTAAACGAGATAGTTTAGAAGTTTTTAATAAAAAAGCATTATATATTTATATAAGAGAAATGATAGATGCTAAAACACCTAAAATAACTAAAATAGCAGATAAATTATATATCATATATAAACAAGGTTACCTCTTTTATCTAGAAAACGGATATATAAAATTCCAATAGATTCCGTATTTATAACAAATATATACTCATGAGTAATCTAGAATCAGATATATTTGGTGGTAAAAAATTAAAAGATTTATTCCAAGAAATATATACTAATCAAAAGAAAAAAGAAAAACAAATATCTTCTCTAATTGAAGAATTAAAACCTTTAATTGGAGATATAGGTGATGCTACTTTAATTGTTCCTTTAATCAAAGAATATCTTGAAATAGGTGTTAAAAATGATGAACAACTTATTAAAATGGCTACTATTATTCAAAGATGTTTAGCTAATGAAAATAGTAGTGGTGGTGATGGGTTTATAATTTCTGATGAAGAAAAAGCTCAACTATTAGGTGAAATAAATAAAATCCAAGATAATCTAAATCTAAATAAAAATGAGCAGGAGTGATTTCGGATATTCATCTTTAAATTCAAATTTAAACTCCTCTAAAACATCTAAAGATAATAATCTATCATCCACTAACTCAGCTCGAGTTATAAGTATTGTTTTAGATGAAACTCATCCTAAATTTAATATTTTAGGAGGATGGAAAGCTTTAGGAGCAATTGAGTATGATTTAGTTAATGAACCTAGTTATAGTAATAATTATCCTGTAGCTTATCCTTTAGATTCTAATATAAAAATTTTTCCATTAATTAATGAAATAGTTTTAATTCAATCTGCTTTTGATTCTGGAGCTAATTTATTTGAAGAAGGATTAAAAATAATTAGTGGTGTAACTAAGAAATATTATACTTCTAAAATAGGTGTTTGGAATCATCCTCACCATAACGCAGCATCATTTAAGATATATAATCCTCCACCCCCTCAAAATAAAACCTATGACCAAACTCAAATAGGTAATGTTAGTGTAATCTCTAATGAATCAACTAAAATTTATTTAGGTAAAACTTTTAAAGAAAAAGCTAATATTCATCCTTTACTACCTTTTGAAGGAGATGTAATAAATGAGGGAAGATGGGGAAATTCAATCCGTTTAGGAAGTACAGTTAAAAATACTTCTAATAATTGGTCTAAAACTGGCCAAGATGGAGATCCTCTTATAATTATTAGAAATGGTCAAGGAAATCAAACAGAAGAAGGATGGATCCCTATTATAGAAAACATAAATAATAATGAATCCTCAGTATATTTAACTAGTACACAAAATATACCCTTAAAAGCCTCTAGCATAAATTATACTAGTTACACTAATCCTCCCACCACCCCAGATCAATTCTCAGGTCCTCAAATTATCCTAGACTCAGGCAGACTAGTTTTTAATTCATATATTGATCATATATTATTAAGTTCTGCTAAATCTATAAATTTAAATTCTCAAGAATCAGTTAATATAGATACTAAAAAATTTATCACTCAAGCGGATAAAATCTTTTTAGGAAAAGAAGATTTAGCTACTGAGCCACTATTATTAGGAGACACAACTGCTCAACTATTAAGAGATTTAACTTCTTCTGTTAAAGAATTAACTAATACTTTACAAACATTAACCTCTGCTCCTGTAGCTCCTTTTACCCCAGCTACATTTCCTACTCTTTTAGTTCCTACTACAAAAATTCTTACAATATTAAATAGTTTAGAAAAACAATTAGGAACTTCTAAAGAAAATTGTACGATAACTTCAAAACGTAATTTTACTTTATAAATATTACAAAGATGCCAGATAAGTGTTTACCTTGTAGAAATAATAAAGATGGTACTAGAAACTATCGTTATGGAGAAGATGGTACTGATCTTTTATTTAGTATTACTCTTAATATTAATCCTTTAGATATAGTAACTCCTTTTAATATAAAAAATGCTTTTTTATATACAGACAGATGGAATAATTTTATTTTAGATTTTATAAGACCAAAAATAGATATTTTTGATCCAAAATGGAACGCTAATGATTCTGATACTGAATTACAATCTCTTATTGATGAATGGAATAACAAAGTTCCATCAAGTAGTAATATAACAAAAGATGTTATAAAACAAGTACAAGAATATCACCAAATTAAAGATTCAAATGTAGTTATTGATGGTAGATTAGGAACTCAAACTTTTAAACTTCTATACCCAACTCCTATAATTTGGGAAAATAAAGTAGATGTATTTAGAGATGGAAAGTATGTAACTTTAAGAAATCAAACACCAGATTATGGATATCTCCCAGTATCATGGGGTGATAAAAAATTTGTTATAAAAAGTTCAGCTTTTAATCAATCAATCAAAAATGAAAATATTATCTCTCCATTACAATCCCCTAAAATTACTAGCACAATTGATGCTATAGAAATATATAAACCATCAATACATAAAGATGTATTATTTTATAAAGAAAAAGATCCTAATAGAACATGGTCTCAATGGGGAAGACTAGGATTAGCATATACTCCTACTCCTACACCATCCCCAAGTGAAATTAATTTAGCAACTAAAAAAGATCAATTTAAAAAAGATGTTGCTCAAAAAACTACAGATTTATTAAATCAAATAAAATAAATGAGTGATACTAAAATACCTAGTTTAATAATCAATAGTGTTGAAAAATTAATTCAACAATCTATCCCTTCTGTATCTGAAATAATTCAAAAAACAGGTATTAAAACAACTCTTCCTCCTGAGTTTCCATCATGTTTACCTCAAGATGAACTTCAAAGTATTTTAAATTTAAGAAATAATTTAGTTAATAAATTAAATTCAACTGCTAAAATAATTGAATCATTAAGTAAAATTACTGATACTTTAACTCCAATTTTAAATACAACTAAAACTAGTTTAAATATAGCTAAAACAGCAGTTAATACAACTAAAATCGCTATAACTGCTGTCCCTCCCACTATTCCAATTCCTGGACAATTAATTGTAGGTTTAAATGTAGCTGATAATTTAGTTAATAATACTTTACCTCCTATAATCACTCAAACTACAAATAAAATAACCTCTATCTCCACAGCTACTGATTATGCTAATAATACTATATCTAAACTTTTAAATTTAATAAAAAGTATAGACCAATACCTAACAAACTGTGGTATTTCATCCTTATCATTAACAGCTACTAATAATTATATCAACAATATAAATCAACAATACACCGAACTCCAGAATACTTCCGATAATATTTATCAAGGATTTACATTAGAGATAATAGAAGAACCATACTCTCCCACAGTAAATAGAAGAAAAGCCGTAGCTAAAAATAACCAAGACATAATTTTATTATCAACACCATTATCATTTACAACAGATGATCAAACTTTAATTAACCAAATAAAATTAATTATTGACTCAAGTGATTTAAAAGCTTACTAATTTTAATATTTATAATAGATATGAAAACTGACGCGTTAAAAAAACTTATTAAAGAGGCTGTAAAAGAAGCCATCCAAGATGAATTAAAGAATATTTTATTAGAAGCAGTTAAATCTAATAAACAACCTATTAAAGAATCTTATCAAGTAAGTGATGATAGAACATTATCATTTAATACTAATTCTTTACCTAAATCTCCAATAAATACTAAACAGTCATATATGGATATATTAAATAATATGGCTCAAGGTCCTGAAAATGGATTTACTGGAGATTTTAAAGTAAGTGGTCCTGTAAATACTATGTCTGAGGGTAGTTCTTTACCACAAGGACAATTAGGTTTAGATCAAATTATGAATTTAATAAATAAAAAATAATGGCTTTCGGAGCAAAACAAATTCCTCCTTTAGATACTAGACCAGGAACTGGGATAGGAATAGCTATTCCTTTTAATGCTCCTGCTGTATTTTTCACCACATATACTACCAAAGATGCTATTAGAAATAATTTATTAAATTTTTTCTTAACTAATAAATCAGAAAGGTATTTAAATAATAATTTCGGAGCTAATTTACGAGCTTTTATTTTTGAACAAATAGTACAAGGAAATTTAGATTTTCTTAAAAATGATATTCAAAATTTATTAAATCTTTATTTTAATAATATAAAAATTGAAAATCTAGAAATTCTTTCCTCCCCAGATAATAATGAAATTAATGTTTCATTATCATATAGTATAATTAATACTAATTTAACAGATCAAGTTGAAATAACATTTATACAATAATAATGGCTATAGTTTCCAGAAATATAAAATATATAAATAAAGATTTTAG